AGAACCGCTGGACGATGCTGAGGACATTCCGAGCCAGCAGGTAGTCCGTCCGGTTCAGTGAGTCTGTGGCTTTCGCCTGATTGAGTGATCCCCGCTTAAGGTTCTCCTGTACAGCCTTAGCAGAGACATCCTCGCGCGCCGCGCCTGTCTGGTAATCGCTGACGCCCGAAATCGTCTTGATATGTTCTTCGGCCTTGTAGGAGACACGATCCAACCCCGTCGGTACTTGGTTGGGTTGAATCTTGAGGACGTTGGCGACTTCATCCGCTTCGATGACCAGCCCCGTCTCTGCTCCTCGCTGTTCAAGCTCTTCCAGTGTGAGGTTCTTCAGCGACCCGGCCTTCACGATCCAGCCCGAGTTCGCCGTCGTGTTCACGACGTGAAGCTCTTGGCTCGTCACCTTGTTCAGCAACTCCTGCGGATCAAGAAGGTTCTCAACCAAGCCGATAGTACGGCCACGGCGGAAGTAAGGGAAGAACGGCACGACGGTGAAATGCTCAAACGGCGACCAGTCATCATGCAGCCTGACCGAGTCGGCAATCACCGACCAGCGAATCCGCTTGACCAGCTTCTCTACCGTCTGCAGCCCGTACTGCTTCATCACCGCGCCGATCTTCTCGCGGTTCCATGAGTCGGGCACTGGGCGCATGTCGCCGGTCTCTGGATTCACCAGATGGACCTGCTTGGCGATCACCCGCTTCTGCTGTTCGATGACGCGGATGTTCCGGAGGACATCGCCCTGCTGGGCCTGCTCTTGGAAGTAGCCGCGCTGTGACTCAGGGCCGAAGCGGTCCCGGGTCCGTTCGATGCTGTCGAAGCCGTACTGGAACCAAGAGTTGTTCCTGTGACGCAAAAGTTCTGCGTCCTCCTTGGAGTACAGCAGTTCGATGTCCTGCCACGTCATCCACTTCGTGATCAGGACATCGTTCCATTCGTCGGGGTCGTAGGTGTCGCCGTCCGCATCGATCAGGACGTTCTTCGGATTCAGGTTGGCGATCCGAACCTCGCCCTGCATGGAATCGTTGAAGTCGAGCCGTACGTCGAGGAACCCCCGGGACGTGATGATGCCGTCGCAGAACATGTCGCTGCGCCGCCAGTCCAGTTGGTTGTTGTCCCCGATCTGGCGGAACACCAGCGACAGCGCTTCAGCCGTCGAGGACGGTGCACCCATACGTGGCTGGAAGCTCACATCCACGCGGTTGTAAATCTGCTCCCCCATCACGTTGCTGAGGGTGGAGAGAATCTTGTTGATCGTCAGGGCAGGGCGGCGCGCGTTCTGCAGCTTCGCCAAGTCAGCGCTGTTCCACTGCAGCCCACGAAAGAACTTCTCGCACTTGTCGGCCTTTTCGATGTACTCGTTATGGCCGTTATCGCGCAAGTACTGGTAGCGCAGCCAAATCTGCTGCGCCAGAACGGTATCAACAGGCATACCCTACCCCTCAGTCTGCTCGACGCAGACCACGCCCATGACCCAACATAGCGTATGCACGGGCCTTGATCTTCGGCTGTGCGCTTTTCGGTGCGTGACGGATAAGTGCAAGAGCAGCCCTAGCGTGGCTCTTGTCCGGAATGGGGTAGCTGCGATTCGGCCCCGCGAAGACACTGCTCCGCAGACCCCGCCGCTGCTGTGCTGTCAGCCGTGCCATCTTGTGCCTCTTTCAGAAGTTCGGGGAACAGATCAAGCTGTACCCACGGACGACCACTGGTAGTTTGAAGGTAGCGCATTTTTTCTCTCCAGAACTCCGAGATCATTTAAGAAATGCCAGTTTGTACCGCGTTTGATTGATGAGAGCGACGATCTCATCGATGATGTTCTGCAGGTGCGTTTCCTTCGGCCCACAACAAGCGGCGCGATTGGCAGCTATCCAATCCGCCAGTTCCTTCAGCATTTCCAACGGTTCAGAACAAGGGGTGTACTTCGGGGGGAACGACTCAATCAAACCATGGCTACCCTGATACGTCTCCGCATACGTGTCTGCAAGCGGGACGATCTCGTCGTAAAACTCATTCAGGGCTTTGTGCTGCGCGTAGCTTCGGGTCTTCAGGTGCAGTACGTGCGCGGTAGTACGCGCATGGAAGCACCGCATCACCAGTTCACCTGCGCTCATACCTACGCTCCCATGTGTCCACCATCACCACCACCGATGGTCAGCAGCTTGTCACGCCATGTCTTCAACCGATTCGGTGTCCTGCGAATCGGCTTCGGTACACGGCCCACAACCAAGTTCACTCCATGCGCGAGCGCGTCCACGATGTCGTCGTGCGCGCCAGCGGGGAACCGTAGCAACTCCGTCATCAAGGTATTGACCCACGGCTTCTCCTGCGGAAGCCAGACCCGGCCGTGCTGAAGTCTACCTTGTAATTTGCTCGCGCGGGCCATTTTGTCAGTCAAGGTCTTCAACTCGACGTAGTTCGGATACTGCTTCCGCTCAGCCATGCGGCTAAGCAGCAACGGCTTGATCGCCTTCCACACCTGCCCGTCTTCGAACCCAATCAACAGCGGACAGGTTGGCTCAACCCCCCACTCCAACGCCATGTCTAAAATCTGTTCGATGATAACGAACGTATCACCTTTGAATCTCCGCATGTCTACAACGTGTAGATTGTCATGCTCATCTTGTATCAACGTTACACCTACGGTGTAGTCGTTGTGCTGCTTCTCACCAATGGCGAAGTCCCACGCCTGATACACGTTCCTGTTGTACAGCCCGGGGTAGACCGCTTCGAACTTGAACCAATCCTTCTGGAAGAACATCCCCTCGTCAGGCACCGGATTCTGCTGGTACAGCGCCGACCACGTACGCCGTGGCATGTTCTCCCGATAATTCACCAACATCGACTCGTTGTACCTCTCAGGGTGCAGAGCCTCACCCGGCTTTCTCAGTAGCTTGAGCTTCAACTCTTCCGTGTTGATAGGCTCCTCAAACCGCTCAATCTTGTTCGTCTCCTCGTTCAGGTACTCATAAGTCTCAGCCAGCGCCGGATACTTCACTACGTCGAACGCGTCTGCCTTCCCCTCGTCGCTGTGCATTCGGCTCTGTAGACGACCCGCAAGGTCGTCGTCGTTCCACCACGTCTGGATGACGAGGACCCCTCCACCGGGGGCGAGCCGGGTATAAGCCGTAGACCAGTACCAACTCCACAAACCGTCTCTGGTTGTGATGCTATCGGCTTCTTCTTGGTTTTTGATGGGATCGTCCACGATGAGGACATGAGCGCCCTTCCCAGTAATACCACCACCGACACCTGCAGCAGTAAACCCACCGCCCATGAGAGTGTTCCAAGCCTCAGCAGATTGAGACTCAGGGTCGATGACGCAGTTTTCGAACAAGGCTTGGTAGGCTTTATCACGAACGATCTCCCGCACCCACCGGCTGAAGCGCATCGGCAGGTCCATGTTGTATCCGCAATTGATGATTTCGTGGTCTGGGTGATGCCCCAGATGCCACGCCGGGAATCGAACGCTCGCCAACTCACTCTTCCCATGCCGAGGCGGCATGAGAATCATGAGCCGGGGTGACTTCCGCGCTGCTACGTCGGCAGAAAACTTCTCCAACCGCCGACCGATGTCATGGTGCACCCACCCCGCCTCGTAATTCGGCTTCATCCGCTGGACGAAGTGGATCAGATTCCGCCTCGCCAGAATCCTCGACGCCAGTTCCTTCCGATGTACCGGCGACAAGTTCGGAATCTTGTCCTTCTTCTCCAGAGCCAACTGCTCCTCCGGTGTCATCGGCATACTCGGCGTCCTTGACTTCAAGCAGGTTGTGCGCTTCGGCCTCAATCACTTCGGTGTCCTGCTCAATCACCTTCATGAGGTCCTCGTCAGACATCACTTCCAACTGGCTAATCACACGCTTCGCACCCACCGTGTGATGAACTTCCTTGATTTCAGGCGCGTAGTACCCGCACATCTTACCCACTTCGCGCCATCCTGCGATCTGCACAGCCGGATCGCCCATCATTTTCGCCTGTTCGATGGCTTCCAAGAAGCCTTCCAGCACCTTCGCCCTGCTGGCGACGATTTTGGCCTCGTATTTCTTCTGCAAATGCCTTATTGCGTGCAGAATTTTGGGATTCTGCATCAATCTGTTCTCAATCTGCACCTTATTCGGCTTGTAGCCCGCCAAACGAGCCGCCGTGATCGCAGTTTTCCCCTCGCTTACGAACAAACAGAACTGTTTTTGCTGTTCATTAAGCATGGAAAGGGGGTTTTCCATGTTTGCGACCTTCGATCTCGCTGTATTGACGTATGCCATACGTCCCTCCCGGCTGTTTGACCGGCAAATCCTACCTGTGTAGGGGGTAACTGTAAAGCCGAGTGATTTAGTCAACTATCTTTATAAGAACTCTGCCGATTTTTTATAAAGCGAGGGCCGTTTTGCAAAATTTTTTGGAATTTTTCTGTGAATGCCCGTGTGTAAGGTCCCTCCCCCCGTGCGCTCCGTAGGCGGGGTCACTTCGTCTTCGGATGCACGGTGGAGGGAAAAGAATGCTTTACCCCTACGGGCTGTTTTCTTGGTGCGACGGCCGTTGCACCTTATCAACTCTGTAGGAGATCGCGATGTCCGAGCAAATCAAGAAGGCGTATGTGGTGGGGCATGACACGATGCGCGTCGTCAACCCGGCTGGCAACAACGTGCCCGCCAACTTCGTGCGTGGCGCTGCGCTGTACTTCGACGCCGAGATCAAGGCGAAGCGCACTGCCGAAATCACGCAGGACAAGACCGACGCGAAGGCGTGGCTCCTGCGCAACCGCTAGCACAGCATCGCCGCTCCCAGAATATCGGGAGCGGCGTAGCAGCGGCGTGGGTCCAGAGCCGAACACACGGTAGCGTAGTGGCATGGACCCCTACACACCCCGTACGGGCTTTCTTTGTGGGTTGGTGCACACACGGAGAGTGGAGACATGATCTTACCTATACGCCCTAGCGACTGCTTGGCGATGCGCAGGTAGTAGCTAGAACCCATCCGGCGCGCACGACGGATGGAGTGGGCCACAGATGCGTTGCGCACAAGGCGCTAAATAGCTCCCGCATAGCAGGATGCAGGAGAGAAGAAGCATTAGCGCCCCCAGTGAGACGAGCCTGCAGAAGCGATGAGAGGTCGCTACGGAATGTCGCGGTTCGCATCGATTGTGACATATCCGGCAGAGAAGCCCAGCGACTGCGCAAAGCAGCCGTACGGGCTTTCTTTGTGGGTTCAGCGGCATGGTGCCTGCTGCCCAATCTGAAGGGAAACGCCATGGCAACGGTCAAGGAACTGGAAGCGCTGGTCTCGACGCTCTTCACGAAGGTCGGAGAGTTGGAAGCGAGCGGTGCGGCCACTGCAGCACAGTACGTGGAGTTGAAGCAGTATGTGAACGGGGTCAGCATGACCGTGGACACGAAGTATGCGGAACTCCGCGCTTCGCTCCTCACGCTCCGTCAGGAAATGGCGAACGGCTACGTCAGGGCGCAGACGCAGGCCAACCGCACGCAGGTGAGGGTGCCGCCGAAGTCGGAGTCGCAGGACGATGCGCCGTCGTATCCGTGGTGGCTTCCGTTGCCCGAGTTCCTGAACTGGCGTGAGACGGTTCAGACGACGCGCGAGAACATGCGCGTCCAGAAGCTCCTGTCGCAGCACCTGCACAAGCCCAGTGGGCATGGTGAGGGTCAGTTGTACATCGAATGGCGGAAGCGCGTCGGTGTGGAAGAGTGCACCGCGTTCTGGAAGTCGGCCGGGTACGACAGCATCCCCGAGGGCTTGTAGTCTAATCGCGGCCTCTACGCTCTAGCGTAGGGGCCGCATTGCGAAAGGAGTAGCTATGAGCATCCTGTTGTCGCATCTCGACCTCATGCCGCTGTTCTACGGCGTCATCATCATCCTTGGCATCTGCGTAGTCGTCATCCACATCGCGACGATGAAGATCGGTGCAGCGTTGCTGGACGTCGGCATCTTCGTGCTGGTGTTCTGGATGCACGGCGGCACTATGACAGGTGGCATGTCAGCCGCAGTTGCAGCGCTAGTAGGTGGCATCGTCATCCCGTTGATCATCCGTCACATCGCCAATAGGAGGGGCTAATGCCCATCGTTGCGTTCGTTCCCATCGCGCTGATCGCTGGCGCGGGCATCATCCTCATGCGCGTCGTGCACAAGGCACGCAAGCGTGACGCGGAGTTCCTGAAGCGCGTGGAAGCGCGGCAGGCGGAACTGCGCGGGTAGCGGCCTCAGAGAAGCAGCTACGTCAAGAAGTGGCCTCCGGAGTGCACTCCGACCAATGAGGCGTAGGACTGCGGAGAGGGCAGCAAGCTCGTACCCCAGCGGTACGGGCTTGCTGTTTGTGACGGGGGTGGCTGCTTGGCCCCCGGCTTGCGGTGTGGGGCCAGGGCAGTACACACACACTCACTACGGAGAGAGTATGAACAAAGAGTTGGAAGCGTTGAAGGCGGGGCTTGCGAAAGCAGCAGGCTACAAGTACGCAACCAAGGAAGATGCCATCCAGCAAGGATGTTGCATCAAGTGCGGCGAGAAAGCCGAAGGGAGAAACAAAAGTGAAGCATCCAAGCGTGAGTGGTTCATCAGTGGACTCTGCGAAGTCTGTTGGGATGATCTTTTCACCGGAGAAGAGGACTGACATGCTCAGCATGAAGATCAAGTCCAGCTCCAAGGTGTACGTGGAGCACAGCTACGAGGACGACACAGGACCGTCAGTAACGGTG